AAATTTGTCTAATTGTTCTGTCTAAAAAATCTACTGTTGTTTGTATGTAATCTACTTTTTGTTTTAATTTTTGTAAATCAATATCTGATTCTAAATATTTGTCAACATCTGTTTTAAGTAATTTAAATGAAAATGGTTTTTGAGCGTAAACACTTGGATCCGCTTTACCTGTATAGTATTCCCACTTTTCTCTTTTTAGTATATTGTATTCAGTTTCACTACGACTTAACATTAACTTATACTTTGTTAAGTGTTTTAAATATTGATTGTGTAATTGAGGTGTTTTTAATGATTCTAAATCTAGTTCAGTATCATTTATTTTAAGGTCTTTGTCAGCCTGTATTTGTAATTCTTCTAATGTCATAATAACTCCATTGTATATAGTATATCACAAAAGCCTTAAAAAGTAAAGACTATGATGTGGTTACACTTGTTGTTGACGATCCTGTTGTAGCAAAATCGTATATCTCATATTCAAATGATACTGTCGCTGTTAGATAATCTACATCAGCGGCTTGTTGATTATATGATAAACCTGTTAAACCTGTTGGAAACATATTTCTAAATCTAACTTCTAATTGAGAATTATTTTTACTTGTCAATATAGTTAGAGTTGCATCTGAATATGTACCACCCGTGTTAGCAGCACCATATTTAACTTTACCTATTTCATTACTAATTGATTGATTTTTTGCTGGAAATCTATCATTACCAGATGAAACTAAATCTCTAAATTCGTTATGATCTCTTGGAAAACCTAGACCAACTAACCAACCGTGTATTTCCTGAAAGTTCTCTAAATTTTCATCTACTAAAAATGTCATAGATAATGGTTCGTATGTCAATTTCTCACCTGGAATTGGTATGTCTTTTAGTGGTGAGGGTTGTGACATAGTACCACCTAATGTAATACCAGGTATATTTACGGCAGTACAAAAATATTCTACTTTAGGTAATTTGATAATACTAAACTTAAACTGCGTTGGTGACGCATAATCTAATTTAGTTGGTTGACGTGAAAAAGAATTTGTAGTTGTCATATTACTATTTATCTTTCTCTTTGTCCACTTCTTCCCACTCTTTTTCAGTGGCAAGTTTTTCTAATTGTTTTTCTTTTTCAGTTAAAATTTTCTTCTTCATTTCAACTTCTTTAATTTTTTCTTCGATAAATTCTAATCTATTTTTCTTTTCAGGATATAAAAACACCATAATAACACCCAAAAAAGCCGTTATTAAAAATATCCACAAATATTGTAGTAGTATGTTCTTCATATTAGTATTTAGTAGATAAAAAAAAGGCGACCCGAAAGCCGCCTTTTTTAAGATATGTATTACAGATTACATCAAGTTAGAAACTTGAACTCTTCTGTAGTATCTGTTTGAGTTTGCTGAACCAGCATCGTTCACTGCAGATACTGCACCTGAAGCGGCACCTGTTTCTGCGAATGGGTTTGCAACTAGACCATATCTAGTTTTGAAACCAATTTTTGGTTGGAACGTGTCTTGGCCAACTGCTCTTACCATTTGTAGTGGTACATATGGACAATAGAACATACCAGCGTCATAAGGTGAAGTACCTTTGTAACCTACAACAAAGTATTGTTTTGCTGCTTGGTTAGCACTGTATGGATCTATGTACACTTTAAATCTACCGTTTAATACACCAGCAAAAGTATTACCAGTATCGTCAACGTTTAGATTGTTGTTAAGTGCAGGTGTGTAATCTAAAACACCAGCCATTTGTAGAGCAGATGCAACATCAGAAGAAGTAATAAGGATATTTCCTTTTCCTCTTCTTGTTCTTTGAGCGATAGCATTAGCTTCTCTTTCCACTTGGAACATTAAGCCTTTGAATCTCTCAACAGACCATCTACCATTTGAGTCAGTATCTAAATCAAAGATACCTTCTGTAGTTGTGTTGATTGTACCTGTGTTAGCAGATGCACCTTTTTCAGCGTTGATGTAGATAGTTCTTACAACTTCTCTGTTGATTTCCGCAAGGATCTCAGCAGATAGAATGTTTGCAAGTTCTGTCTCTGCATCTAAACCATGGATTGCTTTTAAGTCTTGAGCAAGTTCCATAGTGTATTCAGCTTTAAGAGCTCTTGATCTAGCAGTTACTGTAGATTTCTCAATTGAGAAAGCCATTTCAGCAAATGCATTACCAGAAGCGTCTCCTAATGCTTCAGCAGTAGCTGTTGTCATCGCCTCACCTTTAGTGTAAGAACCAGCAGGTGAATCGTTTAAGATTGCAGGGTTTGCGCCAGCTTGTCCACCAGGTGTTTGACCTGAAGTAGAATCACCAGCAGCGTTTCTTGCTGAGAAATCTGAATCAGCTTCATCAAATAGGGCTTCGTTTCCTGTTTGTGAAGTGTATCTGCTTCTCATAGCAAAAATTAGACCAGTTGGACCAGTCATTGGTTGAACGCCTGCGATATCATATGCAATCAAATTAGGCATTGCTCTTCTAACTAATGAAATTAGGATTGGATCCCAATTCGCAATTGAAGAACCAGTTGCGTTAGTTGGAGCCGCTTCTGATAAGAATGCAGCGTCTTCTTTTTGTGCTCTTTCTTGGTTTTCCAAGATAGTAGCTGTAACGGCACGTCTGTAAGAATCCGTGATCTTTGGTAGATCAGAATGCTCTAGGACTGGCTGCCATTTTTTTTCGTAAGTTTCAGATAAGTACATTATACTTTTCTCCCTCTATATTTACTTGACAATTTTAATGTCTTTTGTTTTACTTATAGCGGCGGTATAAGCAGCCATACTATTCGATAAATCTGCCGGATCAATCTGGTCAGATCCACCTGCTACCGCTACATCATCTATATCATTTGAAGATTCTTTCTTCGCACCAAAGTAACTTTCTTTAATAGTAGATACTTTAGTTTTGAAGTCTTCCTCGTTTGAAAACTCAACTTCTTCAGCAAGTTTGTTAAACTTCTCTTTTGCAGTGTCAGCTAAATCTTTAGACGCCTCATCAATGATGTCTTGTCTTTTTAGACTGCCAATTGCTTTGTTCTGTTCAACATTCTTTTCGATTTGTTCGTTAAGTTTTTTCTCAAGGTCTTCTATTTTAGAAGCTTGATCTTCGAGCACATCATATTTTTCATCTGGAACATCAATGTAGTGATCTTCAAATAATTTTTTCAAACCACCTATGAAGTCCTCAGCGATTTCACCTTTGATACCACGCTCAATCGCTAGTTTGTTTTCTTGCATCCATTCTTCTACAACGTAGTTAAGATACGAGTCAACTTTTTCTACTAACTCTGATTTCGTAGTTTCAACTTCTTCTTTTAATTTCTCCTCATAAGAAGCGTGCATTTTCTTTTTAGCATCGTTAATTTTTGATTTAACTGCTGCTTCAAAGATTGTAGCTGCTTTTGATTTGAAATCTTCAGATAAGTCTTCATCTTTAGTTAAAGCTTCAACGTCTGCAGATACGTCAATTAAATCTTCTTCAGATTCTTCTTTCATATCTTTTTTCTTTTCGTCTTCATGTGACATCTCTTTTTTATCTTGCGATTTTTTAAGAGCGTCTAGCGCTGCTTTTGGCATTTCGCCTTCTTTAACTTCTGATTTCTTCTCATCTGCCTCAGTTTCATCTTCCTCTTTTAACTTAGGCATTGCGTCAGCACTACCTTGAGCTTTTTGTTGAGGATCTCCAGAAACTTGATTTACTTTTTTTGTGGCGTCAGGATTACTGTCTGTTGGTTTAACAACAGCTGCGCCTAAATCTTCTGCATCGTTTTTCAGATGAGTAGGTTCAGCCGCGACAGCATTCTTTTTTGGAGCATCAGCTTGAGGGTTAACAGCTTCGTTAACTTCCTTTTCAGCTTGTGCTTCTACCGCCTCAATTATTTTATCTGTTTCGGCCATTAGAAATCTCCTTTTTATTTTATAAACGTTTATAAATTTCCTTTGTATGGATATTTATAAGATTACAGTTTTGTAAGAAACGATTTGAACACTTCTAGTTTCTTTTCTTCTAAAACTGTTCTTTTCGCCTCTTGGATTTGTTGTTTCCAAGATTCAATATCAACTTGTTTAAGAACACCATTGTCCCAAACCCACTCTCTACTCTCCATTATACCTTCAACAAAGGCGTCAGGAGCAGATGGATCTGCGACTATATCCGCTGCTGTAGCAAGATAAAAGTCATCTTTTACAAAGTTAATTCCGTTTCTATTCATAATCGAACCCATACCTCGACTTGAAACACCCAATTGAGCGCCCTCATCTATAAGACCTTTTACAATCTTACCGTATGGAGTATCCATTATTTTCGCTTCACCAATAAAATTATCGCCATCTGGTG